TTACAGTTCTTGCTGAACTTCTTGCCGAAAATGAATCTTTTGCACGAAAACTAAACACCTCTATATTTGAAGTTGTCGAAGGACCAGAAGACGAAGATGAAGACGAAGACGAAGATGAAGACGAAGACGAAGATGAAGACGAAGACGAAGATGAAGACGAAGATGAATACGAAGACGAAGATGAAGATGAATACGAAGACGAAGATGAAGATGAAGACGAAGACGAAGATGAAGATGAAGACGAAGATGAAGATGAATACGAAGATGAGTGAAAAATAAATAATCACAACTAAATTATTAGGGGGAGATTTTTCTCCCCTTAATTTTTCTAATCGTCAAATGCAAATTTTTCTTTATTTTTGATTAAATATTTATAAACATTTTTAATAGTTATGCCTAATTCACCAACTGATTTGATGCAATAGGTGATGATTTCATAAATTTACCAATAATTGGTCCAGTAAAATGATCTTTTCCAAGAAAGAACAAACCGCCCTTTGCCATGGCAAGTTTAACTATTTGTTTTTCCCTGTCGTGTTCTGCCTCCCATCCTAATGTAGACAGTGCAGTGCTTCCTTCAGGAACTTCAAAGATATTATCCTCTATCTTTCTTAAAAATTCATAAACTTCTGTTTCTTTTTGTCCGCCAAGTGGTTGATTTTGCCAATTGGGAAAATCTTTTTGTATAACTGCAAATATTTTTTGTATGTCTGATTCTGGTAATTTAATATTGACACCTTTATTCGCAAATGTTCCATGTCCTTGTGCGAGAATATTAAAAATAGCATCTCCCATAGTCTGAGAATTCTTACCTATAGCATCTATTGGCACACTACCATGCCATTTATCTTTAATAGATGTAAGAGCAGGAACTCCAGCCCAATGACCTATCATTATCACATGATCATCATAAGATCCATTATTTGTAGGGTTTTCAACACCAAGTTCTTCTTTGCAATATTTCAATTCTGATCCTTTACCAAAACCAGAAGCTTTGCCAATATTTTCACCTTTGCCTTCGTACCAATAACCATAATTTTCTAGTATTTGTTTTACATGTTGTCTAGTATTTTCACTGTCAGGAGGAGTGATGTAGCCACCATCATGTATTGATGGAATTAATACTCCTTTATCGCCAACATAAGCATAACCTACATTTTCAATTTTTTCCAATATTTCATAGTACTGGCTTTCATTAATGACACCAGCTAGATACAATTTGTATTTCGAGTTGTTTTTATTGTACATTTTCGTCTCACATATATTCTTATTATATATTATTTTGGAACAAATAATTTTTATGTTTAATGAATTCAAAGAAATCTGGGATTCTGTAAGACATTCAATCTACCAATCTAATTACAACAATAGGATTGGAGATGAAATTCAATGTACTGCTTTATACAAATACATCAGATCAAAAAATATAAATATTGACTACAAAGATTCAAATAAACATATATCAGCATTATCATTTTTTCCAGATAATCTTGTTCGTTTTTTGCCTGATAACATCAATTCAAATCCAGATGTTGACTTCGTAAACTTATGGATTTGGTCACCTTTTCTTGCTAATAATGGCTTTTACACAGAAAACCAATATAAATATAATGAATCAAAAATTCAATATGAATGTGTTTTCGTGCCTTGTCTTTCACCAGAATACAATTCTCCCAGAGCAATAAATAACCCACAAGAATTATTTTACGCACTTAAATCTAAATTCAAAGATACAATCTGTGTGATCGATTCGGAAAAGAAAAATTTATTTCCTTTGAATGACAAGAATGTTGTTTATAGCGATAATATCCACACAACATTCAAATATATTCAAAAATCAAAATACTATGTGGGCTGCGATACAGGAACAAGCCATTATGCTGGTTCTATCAACCACCCAAGAATGATTCTTCTTTATCCAGATGAAACTGAAGTTCGTGAAAAAATAAGTTGGCAGAAAAATATAGTCAAATTTATCTTCGACATCCCTGAAATTATGGACTATGAACCATCTACCCTTCCTTGCTGCAATCCAGAAAACTTTAAAACAATAAGCTTAAATCAAACAGTTGACCCCAAAAATCTACTTCAGAAAATAAAACAAATCTTCTAAATAATGCATGAATAGTTTTATCGAATGGCTTATCGTAAGAGAAACACTTGAATTCAATGAACTTCTCCACGAAGCCCAAAAGAATATTAATTCACAAATAGCGCCAATACCAGCATTTATAGTGGCCAAAAGAATGGATGCTGGATTAACAAATTGGCAAAAATTTCCTATGAGTAAAATGTATGAGGTTGCAAGAGAACAATATCTAAAAGAACTAAAAGAAACTTGGGAAAAATACCAAAGAGGAATTGAAAATCATGATCTTGTATTTACAAATGCCATAAGACACCAACTCACCAACTATGACAGAGTATGGAGAGCAATAGAAGCACACCACAACAACGGAAATATTGACATCTGTAAAAAACTCGAACTAGACATAGAACTTTTCAAACAAGTAAAACAAACAAGCAATACAATTCTGGCAAACATGCCAGTACAATTCCGACTACCACATGCAGATGGTCCGCCCACTCAGGCTGCAAATATCAAAGCATTAATGGACTCGAAAATGAATAAAAAAATCAGTAGAGATGAAGCAAGATTAATTGAACTCAGATGTGATCAACGAACTGCAACTCCAGTTGTTCCAACTGCTTTGACTGCTCCAGAAGAAACAACAAGACCAAATTTGCAAAAATCAGATGTCGAAATAGCAATCGATACTGCCATGAAAGGAGGAATTGGAACATTAGTTATCACAGGAACTAAAAAATCAATGGAAAGTAAATTAGATAAAATTAGAAGGAAAGCAAGCGAAAACAGATTAAAAGTAAGATACGATCAATCAAACAACAGAATCGAAATAAGTGCTTAAAAATATAAGTGTATCATTTTCAAAAATTACAACAACAATTCCTCTGGAAGTAAAGGATCAATATTCTTAAACTCTAACTGCAAACTTCTTCCTCCACGAGCCTCACTCATGAAACGACTGAAGAGCAATCCTTCACGCACAGGATCGACACTAGTGATGCCTAGGCAGTAACAAATAAGGGAACCACAACAACTACCACGACCCGGACCAACAGCCTGTGAACCATCACCAAATCCAAGCAAATCACGACAGACTCTACGAGCCTCATCTGTCATCATCTTTTGAATCAAAAAGTAACTGGTAAATCCCTTCCTGATGATAAGACTGTATTCTTCCTTGACCCTATCAAGATATTCCCTTGTCTTTGGCAAATTTCTTGTTTGGAAACCAATCATGATTTCTTCCCGCAACTTTTCATCACCATCAGGAATAAATGGTAACTTCAAACTACGATCAAGCTGAACTCCCTTTGCCTTTTTGCAAATATCAACAGTTGTCCTCTTGGCCTCACAAAAAATTTCATAAGGAATTGAATCTTGATAATCACTCAACCACTTCTCATTCAATTCCTCTTCACTCTTCATCCAAAGATTCGCATCCTGCAACTCAAAGAAATCTTGATTGGAATCTTCCTTCATTGCCTTTTCAATCTCAGCAATAGTACGATTAGTCTGCATCATCAACATCAGTCTCTGATATTGACTATCTTCTTTGTTGCAATAATGGCAATCGTTTGAAAGTATGATCTTCAGACCATACTTTTCCTTTGCTTTTACAATAAATTCGTCATATGGCTTTTGCTTTTTGAAATCCAAAAGCATTATTTCGAGATAGAAATGTTCTTTGCCGAACATTTCAACATAACGCTCGACCATGGCGAATCCAGCTTCTTCTCCACCTTTATCAAATGCTCTTCCAATCTCGCTGGCATAACAACAACTTGTGAAAATAATTCCTTCTTTATATTTCAGTAACTGTTCGTAGTTGACTCTTGGGCGACGATAAAATCCTTTTGTCCAGCCCCAACTAGAAAGACGAACAAGATTCTTATATCCTTCGTTGCTATAGGCAATAGCAAGCAAATGACTGCTAGACTTAAATTCACTTTGCTCTTCTTCTGTTAAATTTGAATATATTTTCTTACCTTCGTCTTGCTCTGTCATCTCAGGCTGAAGACGATTCATATAAAGTTCAACTGCAAATATGGGGCTAAGAGTGTCTTTGCCATACTTGTCATTAATTTTTTCACATCCACGAATTTGACGTGGAATTGCTCCCATCATACCGTGATCGCTAATTGTTAAAAACTTTTGATTGATCTGAGGAGCACGAACACAATACTCCTCTACAGATCCAAATCCATCCAATACGGAAAAATCGGAGTAAACTAGTGCAAGTGAAGATGTTCAAAACCGACTATCTCCACTTGCGACTGGCCTCCTTTCGTAAAAATTTGAGTCATCTGACTACCCTTTCACTTCATTTGACTTCAGAACTGATTTGAGGTGATCGCATTGGAATCGTGAGCAAGTCACTGACCTTATTTCGTAAACCGAACAGGCCCTTAAGTGATTATTATAGAATATACAACGCTTGTCGTAAGAATCAAGATCAATTTTCAGAGCAGGATAGGCTGTTGTGCTTTGCCATGTTGATTTGTTAGGAAACATTTTAGAACCTTCTTCATAGTCAATAAAAACATCTGACCAAGAAAATTCACGGTTAAAATGACGATTCAATCTTTCTAAGAATTCTTTTGGGTCATGAATTGGACCAATTATAAAATCTCTTTCTTCCAATCGACAACAACTGCCATGATATCCTTTGATACCAAAACAATTTTTACTGCAAGTAAATTCAACAGAAGATGATTCTTCTTCACAAAGACCAAGACTTAACATATTTTACCTCTTCTTTCTTGGGTGTTATGGGTTCACAACCGTCAACGGAGGACGGATTTCTCAGGTATTGTGGGGCCTTGCTCACGCCAACCGTGAGGTTTATGAGCTACTCCGTCAACGAAGGACGGATTTCTCAGGTATTGTGGGTTCGATCAAAAACCGGCAGAAATCAGCCTAGCAACAGCCGTCAACGAAGGACGGATTTCTCAGGTATTGTGGGGACCCAGTTCTCAAGCGATTGCGGGGGGAGGCATAACCGTCAACGTAGGACGGATTTCTCAGGTATTGTGGGTGTTAATAATTTGGATTAAGTCAATTTTCATAAAGTACCGTCAACGTAGGACGGATTTCTCAGGTATTGTGGGTTGTTGCTGTAGATGACTCAGTTGAAAAGATCATCGTCCGTCAACGTAGGACGGATTTCTCAGGTATTGTGGGTTCCACGGGGCTGGGTCAGTAGCTCCGAACTTCTCTCCGTCAACGTAGGACGAATTTCTCAGGTATTGTGGGTCGTCGCTGCTGAGTTCAGTTGCTGAGGGTGGTGACCGTCAACGAAGGACGGATTTCTCAGGTATTGTGGGGAGCCTAATGCCTTATCGGCGGTACAACGCCTCCAACCGTCAACGGAGGACGGATTTCTCAGGTATTGTGAGACAGTCTGTGGCACAATAATGTTTAATGGCGGTGACCGTCAACGGAGGACGGATTTCTCAGGTATTTTGAGGTATCGATTCAGCATACAACCATTCCGTCAACGGAGGACGGATTTCTCAGGTATTGTGGACATGCCGTAGCATTTGTCTGTAAATGACCCGTCAACGGAGGACGGATTTCTCAGGTATTGTGGGGCGCAGATATCTCTGTGTATGGGCCGTCAACGTAGGACGGATTTCTCAGGTATTGTGAGCTAACGATCCATATCTTGGCGGCCGTTGCAGAAGAACCGTCAACGAAGGACGGATTTCTCAGGTATTGTGGGCACGGACTGTAGCCCTTGTGCCTGAATTTTTTGGTTCCGTCAACGTAGGACGGATTTCTTAAGTATTGTGGGGGGAATCCATTATCGAATGGCTCTGCTGGCGTCAACGTAGGACGGATTTCTTAAGTATTGTGGGTCGATTGATGAAGTACGAAGGCTGCTTGCCGCTTGCGGCCGTCAACGAAGGACGGATTTCTCAGGTATTGTGGGTACTTCCGCTTACTACAGCATTATTGGCTATTAATCCACCGTCAACGAAGGACGGATTTCTCAGGTATTGTGGGTGATAAGCCATTTTTTCTCGATATCGCTTCAGAAACCGTCAACGAAGGACGGATTTCTCAGGTATTGTGGGGTTTCAAAATGTGGTGTCAGATCTTGATACGGCTTTCCGTCAACGAAGGACGGATTTCTCAGGTATTGTGGGGGCAGTCGAAAGGCTGCTAATGAATGGTGGGAAAACCGTCAACGAAGGACGGATTTCTCAGGTATTGTGGGACCGCTCCCAATACGACACCTTAGCCCTGAACATGCGCCGTCAACGTAGGACGGATTTCTCAGGTATTGTGGGTGGCAATGAGAGCGTTGGTTGAGATTTGCAATGAGCCGTCAACGTAGGACGGATTTCTCAGGTATTGTGGGTATTTTATTTTGAGACGGGCGAAGAGCCAAATGATCCGTCAACGTAGGACGGATTTCTCAGGTATTGTGGGTATCCAGAGGGCAAAGAATGTGTTTGAAACCATTCCCGTCAACGTAGGACGGATTTCTCAGGTATTGTGGGCGCATGGTGGATCGGCACAAACATCTTGATACCGATCCGTCAACGTAGGACGGATTTCTCAGGTATTGTGGGCTTGGGCGACCTGTCAGCCATGAATCCATGCGTCTCACCGTCAACGTAGGACGGATTTCTCAGGTATTGTGGGGAGAACTTAACTGGTTAATCTAACGGAGGTTACGATGCCGTCAACGTAGGACGGATTTCTTAAGTATTGTGGGCATCCCTAAGTGGATTAAAGTAGGCTGCACGCTGTTCCCGTCAACGTAGGACGGATTTCTCAGGTATTGTGGGGGCTTGTCCCACAATACCATACTGAATAAAGACTTATGATGCAATTAGCGAGAGGGTGT